AATGGGTCTAATGGCAACCGGTAATAGAACATTAAAGTTATCGATCCTTGCTGATGTTGATGACTTAAAAAAGAAGTTAGGCGAAGCTGATAAAGCCGTTGAAACTAACTCAAGCAAAATTTCAGATTTTGGAAAGAAGGCTGCTGCTGCTTTTGCGGTCGCTGCTGCTGCTGCCGTTGCCTATGCTGGCAAATTAGCCATAGATGGGGTCAAGGCTGCGATAGAGGATGAACAGGCACAGTTAAGATTAGCCAATGCCCTAAGACAGGCCACAGGTGCTACTGATGCCCAAATAGCGGCAACTGAGGACATGATCCTAAAGACATCTTTAGCCACAGGCGTTGCAGATGATAAATTGCGTCCAGCCATGCAAAGATTGGCAGTATCTACAAAATCAACTGAGGAAGCCCAAAAGTTATTAACCCTTGCTTTAGATATCAGTGCTGCATCAGGTAAAGATTTAGAAACAGTTGCAAATGCTTTAGGTCGGGCTCAAGATGGAAATGTTACATCTCTTGGCAGATTAGGACTTGGATTATCTAAGGCTGAACTTGCAACATTATCTTTTACCGAAGTTCAAGCCAAATTAGCAGAGTTATATGGTGGCGCAGCAGCTACAAATGCTGAAACCTTTCAAGGAAAGATTGATCGCTTAAAAGTAGGATTTGACGAGGCTAAGGAAAGTTTAGGAGCAGCATTACTTCCAGCAGTTGAGCAATTTATTACATTCTTAAACGATACAGGCATTCCAACCCTTAATGCTTTTATTGCAGGATTAACAGGTGATGAAGGATTAAGTGCCAGCCTTACCGAAACTCAAAGAGGTGCTGAAAGTTTTGGAAAAGCAATTGGCGTAGTTAGTGGAATTATTTCAGGATTTATTACATTCCTAAGAGAAGCAATTGGATTAGTCGTATCGTTAGCAAATGAGTTAATTAGAGTGGTTAATATAATTCCTGGTGTCAATATTGGATCAATTCCAAACCCTGCACCATCAGCTAGTAGATCATCATTACCTAAAGTGCCTAGTTCAACCGGTAATTTTGGCGGTGGCGGTATGGGTCAAATTACAAACATTACAGTTAATGCAATTGATGGCGAAGGTGCTGCAAGAGCTGTTGCCAAAACATTAAATGCTCAATCTGCTAGAAGTGTCAGCGCATTAAGGGATAGATAATGTCAGCATTTACACCAGACTGGAAATTAACTGTCGGTGGGGTTGATTATACTGACATAGCAATATCAGATGTTCAGCATCAATCAGGGCGCACAGATATTTACCAACAGGCGCTTCCTTCATATATGCAGATTTCTTTGGTTGCATTAAATAATCAAACTTTACCTTTTGACATAAATGATTCATTTGATCTGCAAGTAAAAGATTCAACTGGATCTTATGTAAGTTTATTTGGTGGTGATATAACAGATGTAACTGTTGAGGTAGGTGCTACTGGAGCCACAGCAACAGTTATTCAATACACCCTTTTAGCTATGGGTTCATTAACAAGATTAACCAAAGAAATTTGGGATGACAACATTTCTCAAGATGAGGATGGCAACCAAATCTATGAGATTCTTTCTAGCGTATTACTTGGAACTTGGAATGATGTGCCATCAGCTTCAACTTGGGCAACCTACAACGCAACCGAAACTTGGGAGAATGCAGTCAATCTAGGACTTGGGGAAATAGATCAGCCTGGTCTTTATACTATGACCGCTCAATCTAGCCTTACAGATACCATCTATAATGTTGTTGCTGATATTGCCACTTCAGCATTTGGTTATCTTTATGAGGACAATGCTGGAAATATAGGTTATGCAGATGCAGACCATAGACAAAATTATTTGCTAACAAATGGTTATGTTGAATTAGATGCTCGCCATGCTTTAGGTGCTGGCTTATCTACAATTATGCGATCAGCAGATGTTAGAAATGATATTTTTATTAATTATGGCAATAATTTTAATTCACAGGTTACCGCCATAGACACAGCTTCAATTGCTTTATATGGCTACAAATCTGAAAGCATAAACTCAAGGGTTCAAGGTGCTGTTGATGCTCAGGCTATTGCCGATCGATACATAGCCCAAAGAGCTTATCCAATCCCAGCATTTCAATCGATCACATTCCCAATCACTAACCCTGAAATAGATAACGCAGATCGGGATGATCTACTAGCTGTATTTATGGGGATGCCAGTTCATATTCAAAACCTACCAAATCAAATATCAGGTGGAGATTTTGAAGGTTATGTTGAGGGCTGGTCATGGAGCACTAGGTTTAATGAGCTGTTTTTAACAATCAATGTTTCTCCAGTTGCATTTAGCCAAGTGGCGATGCGTTGGAATACCACCCCAATTACAGAGGCTTGGAACACAATAGACCCAACATTAACTTGGGAATACGCTACAATAGTCGCATGAGGATAGGATAAAATGGCAACCACTACCAATTATAGCTGGACTACTCCAGATGACACCGCGCTGGTCAAAGATGGCGCAGCAGCAATTAGATCACTTGGAACTGCAATTGACAGCACAGTATTCACCAATGCAGGTGCAGCAATTGCTAAAACTATTGTTGATGCTAAGGGCGATATTATTGCAGCAACCGCAGCAGACACAGTTTCAAGATTAGCGGTTGGTGCAAATGACACAGTATTGACAGCAGACTCATCAACAGCAACTGGATTAAAATGGGCTGCTCCAGCATCCGGTGGAATGACCTTAATCAGCACAACAACCTTATCAGGTGCAACAACAACACTTTCATCAATTCCGCAAACTTATAATTTTTTATTTTTAATTATAAGTGGTATTACAGGCAATACAAGTAATAATCGTTTAAGATGTTTACCAAATAATGTTAATAATTTAACTGATTCAACAGGAGTTGATTTTGGAACAGCCTTTGGAAATCAAAATTCGCAAGTCCGATTAACGGAATCAACTCATACAAGAACAGATGCAAATAATGCTTGGTCGTTATCAATTAATAATTACGCTTCAACTACTGCTTTTAAGCCAATGACATTTAGTGGGTTTTATGTAACAAGCGCTCCCACTAACTATCCAATAATTGCTTCTGCAACTTATCGTTCAACCACAGCAATTACTTCTTTAGTTTTCGATTATGGTGGCACAAATACTTTTGCAGGTGGAACAGTCCTACTTTACGGAGTAAAATAATGGCTAAATCAACAAGACCAATGGTAAGAATTCACGACTTAGCAACAGATGAAGTTATTGATCGAGAAATGAATGACGCTGAGTTTGCTCAATATGAAGCAGATAAAGCAACCGAATTAGCAGCAGAAGCCGAAGCAGAAACAAAAGAAGCTGCACGGCAAGCAATTCTTGATCGCTTAGGTTTAACTGCTGATGAAGCTAAATTGCTACTTGGCTAATGAAGCCTTGGTTATCTAAAGCTGCTAAAACGCTACGCGACCAAATAAATGAAACATGGTTGGATCGCGATAAGCGCAGCGATGGGTGGATTTCTGATAGTAAACATGCACTTCGAAAATCGGATCACAACCCACGACCAGACACAGCCGAAGTTTGCGCGCTCGATATTGACGCTGGCCTTTCTAACGAGCAAGGGATTAGTCATGCTCTGGCAGATCAGCTTCGACTCACAGCAAAAAAAGATAAGCGTATATCTTACATAATCCACGCTGGTAAAATATGTTCAGCAAAATCGCTGTGGCGTTGGGTTAAGTATCGTGGCATTAATCCACATCATAAGCATATTCATATTTCTTTCAAACCAAATCAAACAGGCAAGAAGTTCGACATCCCACTACTGAAAGGCAATTAATGAAACTAACTAAAAAACACAAAGCAGCAATTAAGTCATATTTGAGAGCTGTCGCAGCTAGTGGAATAACAGTTGCTTTAGCAATCGTGGCTGACATTCATCCAGCCTATGCAACTATGCTTGGTGCAATTGTTGCGCCTATTGCGAAGGCATTAGATCCAAAGTCCGGGAGCGAAGCAGATTATGGCCTTAGCGAAAAATGACACCAAACGAATTAGTCGCATTTGGCGTTGGCGTTTGCAGTATCGCGGGCGCTTTATTGTTGGCTCTACGATGGGTTATTAAAAGTTTTTTAAGTGAACTTAAGCCTAATGGTGGCAGTTCTATGAAGGATCAATTAAATCGACTTGAAAAGCGTGTCGATGATCTATTTACAATAATTAGCAAGTCATAATTTAATCATGGCGAACACACGGAAACACACTAAACGAAAAAAAGTCAACCGGAGAGTAGTTCGCCACACTCCTGAGCCTTTAAGTAAATTAGAGGTTTTCTATATTGCCAAACATGAAATGTTTAGAGCTGCACGCAAGGCTGGATTTAGTGAGTCATGTGCGCTTTATTTAATGGATAATCCTGAGTCAATGCCTGACTGGATCGTAGGCGATAAAGGGATCATCCCAACTATTCCTACTCCAGATGAGGATGACGACTAAATTAAGCGTTACTTGGTAATTTCTGATTTACAGATTCCATACCACCATGAAGTAGCAGTTAAGAATGTCATTAAGTTAGCAAAGAAAGAAAAGTTTGATTCTGTTCTTTGCGTTGGCGATGAAATCGATTTCCAAACAATTAGCCGTTGGGCTGAGAAAACTCCACTCGCTTACCAACAAACCCTTGATGATGACCGAAAGGCAACTCAAGATATTCTGTGGGCATTAACTGAGAATGCAAAAGAAGCTCATATTGTTAGATCAAATCACACCGATAGGCTTTACAACACTTTATTGAAAGTGCCGGGCTTGATTAGTTTGCCTGAGCTGCAATACTCAAAATTTATGGATTTCGATTCACTTGGCATAACTTTCCACAAATCATTCTACGAGTTTGAAAAGGGCTGGATCTTGGCTCATGGTGATGAAGGCAACTCAAATCCTAATGCTGGCATAACTGCCCTAAATCTGGCCAAAAAGGCTGGTAAGAGCGTGGTTTGTGGCCACACCCATAAGTTAGGTATGAGTGCCTATTCTGAGGGCTTAGGAGGCCATTACAGGCCTTTATATGGCATTGAGGTAGGAAACCTTATGAACAAGGCAAAAGCCTCGTATACGAAAGGCTTAGCCAATTGGCAGATGGGTATCGCTATCCTTGAATGGAATGGTAAAAACATGACTCCAACCCTTATTCCGATTAATAAAGATGGCTCATTTACAGCTTTAGGAAAGAGTTATGGGGCGTGAAACCGATTATCGGGATAGGACGATTGATGACCATATCGATGACTTTGAGGATATTAGCGTTATCTAATCGTTATAAAACACGCGCCAAGAAGTTATTGCGCTGTCGGTAAATCCAGTCATACTAATCCCAACGCAAACGAATGTTTTGCGGAACGGGAGCAATAATGGAAATACTAGGCATGTGGTTATTAATTGCCGGAAGCATGGCAGTTGCATGGTGGACAATAAAGCACACAAATAATGAACACTACGAAAACGGGTATTGGTCTGGCCGTCAGGATGGGTGGCGTGCTAGTTTAGAACACCAAGAGCGTGT